AATGGATGCCATCCCTGCTGCCCTTTACGGTAAGGAGGACTTGACTATCTACGTACCACAAAACGTTGCTAAGGCTTACGTTCGTGCGCTTGGTGGCTTCGGTACTTCAGGTCTTGGTGCTAATGGTGTTGATAACAAAGGCACCACTTGGTACGGACAGGGTGACTTGTTCTTTGATGGTGTTCGTGTTGCTATGGTCAACGGACTTCCTTCTAACAAGATGGTCGCTGCTCAAACGAGCAACCTGTACTTCGGAACAGGTCTTCTGAACGAGCGCAACGAGGTTCGTGTCCTTGACATGGCTGACCTTGACGGCTCTGACAACATCCGTGTTATCTTGCGCTTCTTCGCAGGTGTTCAGTACGGCATCGGTTCTGACGTAGTTCTCTACTCTTAATCCGAGCGTTTAAATAAACCATAGGGGGGTGGTGGTTTCAAAGCCCCATCCCCTTTTTTAATTCAAACAAAACACAATGGCTTGCGATTTAACAAAAGGACGTGCAGTACCGTGTAAGGACGTAGTAGGTGGCATTTATGCCGTTTACTTTGTTGACTTCGGTGACTTAGGCACCGTAACCCTCACCAACGATGAGGTGACTGACATTAGCGGAACTTTCTCTGCTTACCAATACTTGGTAAAGGGCAACAGCTCATTCGAGCAAGCGTTCAACTCAAGCCGTGAGAATGGTACTACCTTCTTCACGCAGACCTTGAACCTGACCTTGACCAAGCTCACCAAAGAAGACAACAAGGAGCTTAAGCTCTTGGCCTACGGCCGCCCTTACGTTATCGTACAGGACTACAATGGCAACGCCTTCTTGATGGGTAAGAACTACGGAGCAGAGGTAACAGGCGGTACTATCGTAACGGGTGCTGCTATGGGTGACCTTAGCGGTTACACACTTGTAATGGAAGCACAGGAGCAACTGCCTGCTAACTTCATCGCAGGTGCTACGGTAGCCAATCCGTTTGCAGGACTTGCTTCTGCAACTGACACCATCGTAGTAGGAACTAACTCCTAAATAATTGAGGGGGGCGCAAGCCCCCTTATATTTACAAGATGAATACACTACAAAAGGCTTTTAAGCGTGTATCTTCTATTGCAGAAGAAGCAGCAAAATACGAGTTCTCAAACCAGTTCGCCACTTTGCGTAGCGAGTTAATGAAAGCATTTTCTTTCATTGAACCTAAGAAAGCTCGTGGTATTGGTGCTTTGAATGCACCTGTGCGTGAGATTGAGCGATTGATGCAAGATCTTAAATCAGCATCATTGAGTGAAATAGAATCAATTGTATCACAAATCAACAACAAGAAGCTTGAAGTTCAGCAAAACCTCAAGACGATTGAAGATGACATTGATATTATTGACCGAATGACCAATAGCATCAAGCAAGAGCTTAAGCCACTAGAGGCAGTAGCAATTGAGATGGGTGGGAAGCCGCAGCAAGTTCCTTTGTGGAAGCAAGGTATGCAGGTTGTGGACATGGGACGTCAAGTCATTCTTCAGTATTCTATGCTGAGAAATGATATGCGACAATTCCTAAATGAAATAAAATAATTCATATATTTGCGGAAGATAGCCTGAAAGGGTTAGCTAAACGTATGGGATGGAGAGGGGGCGAAAGCCCCCTTTTTTATTACAAAAACATTTGCGGAGGTTATTTACTTGAGATGCATATTCTACAAGTATCGGCTTCGCCTCAAGCTATCACCATCATCCCACGCAGCTTCCCAGCGAGCGTTACGATTGAGCTTATTGACGAATCAACAAATGACACGGCAACACCTGCGGTGACTGCTGCTTCTGCGAATGGTTTTATGACCCTTACAGGCACTTTCTCGTTGGTCAACAACCGCTTCTATGGTTTGAAGGTTTTTAACGCAGGAAATCTAATTTACAGGGACAGGGTTTTTGTAACTTCACAAACTGAATACGACAAGTTCACCGTGAACGCTGGGGTGTACACCGAACAAACAACATACGACAATGAGTTCATCATCATCTAAAATCCACGTTGTCAATTTAAGCTCCTATACCACGCCTGTAATCAAGGAGGTGCAGGGCAAGGATTGGGTAGAATACGGGGAGGACAACAACTACTTCCAGTACATCATTGACCGCTACAACGGCTCACCAACCAACAACGCCATCCTCAACTCTTTGATGGACTTGACCTACGGCAAGGGGTTGGATGCTACGGACTCTGCTCGCAAGCCGAGTGAGTACGCATTGATGAAGGGCTTGTTCACTAAAGACTGCGTGAAGAAGTTGGTTTCTGACTATGTGATGATGGGACAATGCGCCATTCAGGTGGTATATAGCCAAGACCACAACACCATCGTCCGTGTAGAGCATATCCCTATTGAAACGCTGCGTGCAGAACGCTGCAACGAGGAGGGCGAGGTTGAGGGCTACTACTACGCCAAGAGCTGGAGTGATGTCAAGAGCCGCAAAGAAACGCCTATTCGTATCCCTGCGTTTGGCACGAGCAAGGAAGGTCTTGAGATTCTTTACATCAAACCCTACCGAGCAGGATTCTACTACTACTCACCTGTGGACTATCAGGGAGGCTTGCCGTATGCTGAACTTGAGGAGGAGGTAGCCAACTACCACATCAACAACATTCAGAACGGCCTATCGCCTTCAATGCTCATTAACTTCAACAACGGAGTTCCGAGTGAGGAGGAGCGCAGGCAGATTGAGCAGCAGATTGCAAACAAGTTTAGCGGCAGTTCAAATGCTGGCAAGTTCATCCTTGCGTTCAACGACAACAAGGACTTGGCTGCTACGGTTGACCCCGTTCAGTTGAGTGATGCCAGCGAGCAGTATCAGTTCTTGTCGCAAGAGGCTACGCAGAAGCTAATGGTAAGCCATAGGATTGTTTCTCCGATGCTTTTGGGCATCAAGGATAACACAGGACTCGGCAACAACGCTGACGAGCTTAAAACGGCTTCTACGTTGATGGACAACATCGTCATCCGCCCGAAGCAAGAGTTGCTCTTGGATGCGTTTGAAACCATCCTCCACTACAACGATGTTCGCTTGAACCTGTACTTCAAAACGCTTCAGCCGCTTGAGTTCACCGAAGACATCGTGACTCCGATGGATGCAGAAACCCGTGAGGAAGAAACGGGCGTGAAGTTGTCAAGCCAAGAGCCGAGCGATGAGCAGTTTGACGAGGTGTTTGCTGCTTTAGAAGAAGTCGGTGAGGTCATCAACGAAGACGAGTGGGAGCTTGTTGACGAGCGACCTGTTGACTACGAGGCAGAGCAGGCATTGAGCAAGTATGCGTTTGCATCAACAGGCGCAGCATTCCCCAATGCTAAAAGCTCGCAAGATGGAGTAACGGAAGAAGGCCGTAGGTACAAGGTGCGCTACGCTTACGCTCCGAATGCTACGAAGGCCAATAGCCGTGAGTTCTGCAAGAAGATGGTATCTGCAAACAAGGTCTACCGCAAGGAGGACATTGAGCGTATGGGAGGCCAAGCGGTGAACGCAGGCTTCGGCCCTGAAGGAGCAGCAACCTATTCAATATGGTTGTACAAGGGAGGCGCACGTTGTCATCACTTTTGGATGCGCAAGACCTACTTGGCAAAGGCCGAAGGCGTAACGCCTGATGTGGGTAACCCGAATGCTGAAGTGTCGGTCAACCAAGCCCGCAGAGCAGGAGTAGATTTAGAAACAAATCCGAAGGATGTGGCAAAGCGGCCCGTAGATATGCCTAACGAAGGATTCTTAAAACCACGCAAATAATGGCGATTGTCTACCGCCACCGCAGGCTTGATAAGAACGAGGTCTTTTATGTCGGTATCGGCAGGAAGGAATCTCGTGCCTTTGATATGGTTAATCGCAATCATATCTGGAAAGGCATCAAGAGCCGTAGTGAGATAGAGGTAGAGATTGTTGCTCGTGACCTTTCGTGGGAGCTTGCTTGCGAACTTGAGCAGTTGATGATTTCCGAGTATGGTCGTATTGACTTAGGCACAGGCCGACTTGTAAATATGACTGCTGGCGGAGATGGTACTTTCGATTGGAAGCCATCAGAACAAACTAAACTAAATATGCGCAAAGCCGCTCTCGGTAAAAAACGAAGTGAAGAAGCAAGGCGTAAAACATCAGAGGCTCGCAAGGGGGCTGGCAATGGTATGTTTGGTAAACTGCCACATAATGCATCAAAAGTTTACTGCGGTTATTTAGATAAGGAATTTGATACGGCAACCGCTTGCGCAAAAGCATTAGGAATTAGTCAATCTCATATTTCTTATATGATGAATGGCAAATCTGAAAACATTTACAAAGTTTCAAGAATATGAAAGCTCTTTGGATTAAAAGGGAAGACCTCGTAAGGAATACGGTTCTAAATGGCAATGTTGATACTGATAAATTTATTCAGTTTATCGCCATCGCCCAAGACATTCATCTGCAAAACTACACAGGCACCAAGCTCTACGACAAGATTAGCAACGACATCATCGCAGGTACACTTGCTAACCCTTATTTGTCGCTTGTAAACGACTATCTGCAACCAATGCTCATCCATTGGGCTATGGTGGAGTACTTGCCTTTTGCTGCGT